GCAGATGTTGAGGTTGCACACATGCAGACGCTGCTGGCCCGGAACGCCTGGCATCGCAGCCTCGATGCCTTAGTAAGTGAGACGGGTAGTCCGATCCTGGAGCTTATCCCAGACACCGACTCGCTGGATAGGCAGAAGGACTGCATGGAGAAGGATGAAAAACAGGCGATGTTCCAGATCGCCCTCGCCTGCCTAACTGAAGGCGAACTGCTTACGATCCAGCGCAGATACGGGCTTAATGGCGGCGAACCGATGTCACTGTCTAGCATCGCAGCTGAGGACAATGTTTCAAGAGAACGCATTAGGCAGCGCATCGAGGCTGCACACCTTAAAATGCGTCTGCGCTTGAAATCAGTGAGGCTTGTATGACTAAGCTTATTGGACTTTATTCTCCTGCGCCTCGTAGCGGTAAGACGGCGGTTAGTCATGCGCTGGAGAGCAGCGTGTTTGTGCGGGTGCCCTTCGCAGAACCATTGAAGGAAATGGTGTTTCCGTTGCTTGTAGGCATCGGTTATACGCCGGAACAGGCTGCGCAGCGGCTTTACGTCGATAAGGAGATTGTGCTCACCGACTTAGGGGTGAGTACGCGTCACCTGCTGCAGACCTTGGGTACGGAGTGGGGAAGAACTTGCGTTGCGCCTGATGTGTGGCTGCGTGTGTGGCAAGCGCGTATTAAGCGGCACGAGTACGTTGTTGTGGACGATGTAAGGTTTGAAAACGAAGCAGAGCTGATCCGCAGCTTAGGGGGTGAGATGTGGAAGATTACTCGTAAAGGAATGGTTAATACGCACACGCACGCCTCGGAGGGAAGCCTAGATGATTGGCCCCATTTTGCGCGTTATATTGTGAACGATGGAACATTAGAGCAGCTGCTTCATGCCGTCTCTCAGATACCACTCGGGCAGGATGGTGCTGATCCCCCAGGCTGAGGGGTGGATGCTGCGGCTGCGGACAAAGCAGGGCGTGCTGGAGCTGCCTTTGCGTGGTACGGAACTGGAGACGGCGCTTATGGAGGCCGAGCAGCTCTACGCCGATGCCCTGGTGGCGACGAATGGAAAAACGCGCTGCCAGCAGTGCATCCACTGGCAGTTCATCGAGGGATCGTGCGGCCTGGGATTCCCCGAGGGCAAGCGCAGCGGCGGTAAGCACGCTAAGGATTGTGTGGCGTTTTGGCTTGATAAGTAGCGTGGCGGACACCGTGCGACTTAGCGCTAAGCTGCATCGCTAAGCTGCGGCGCTTAGTGGCCTAGGTCGCGTAGGAGGTCGGCGGCCCACTCGTAATGTTCTTCGGTTGGGGCAGCAGGGCCGGGTTCTGCCATTAGTAGTGCTAGTTCAACCTCCATGCTGCGTATGCGCCCTAGGAGGTTGTCGAGCAGCGCACTGCGGTGATACCAGTCAACGATTAGCTTGTCTACTAGGACAGAAAGTTCGTCGCGGCTTAGCTTAGCGGCGGTGCGGCGGTCCAGCTCTAAGCGCAGCTGTGTCTGCAGGTCGAGTTCGGGTACGAGCCAATGTGTTGAGGGTAAGGCAGCGTCTTCATTAGCCATTGAAACACCGGGGGCACGAAGGCTTAGCTCTTATGCTAAGGCAATGGGCTTACCTCGTCTACAACGCATAGATGGCGCTGGTGCGCCGGTGTGGCGTGTGAGCTACGTGGGGATGGAACGCGACTTCGTGGAGGATTGGAAAGCCGTTGAGTTCTACCAGCAGCTACTTAGTCGTCCAACCAATCCTGAATCCTTGCTGCGCGTGCTACGGTCCAGGTCGATTGAGCGGTAAACCAGTCGTGCCAGTTCTCGCTGCCCTTGCTGCGGTTACAGGTACGACACGCAGGAACTAAGTTGCTGACAACGGTGTTGCCGCCTTTATGCCGTGGTTTGACGTGATCTAAGGTATCGGCGGCGGCGTCACAGTAGGCGCAGCAGTGCTGCCATGCTTCAAAGATTTGCTGTCTGAATCGCTGCTTAGCGGAGCGCTTGGGGACGAGAGATGTGCCATCAATCTGATGATCCACGCAACTCCGGGATTGGTAGGACGTTGACCGAAAGACCTAAGATATGGTCGTTCGATGGCGCTAATTCTGTAAGCCTGGAGGCGAAATCGTCACTTACAGTTTCGGGATCGTCGTCTTCGCTTTCGACGACGATTGTGTACTCGATCTCTAGGACGTACTGCCTCATACGGTGGGGGTGCAGGTAACTTCAACGCCCCCGCGAGTGCGTGGACGCAGTGTAAGCCAGATTCCGCCGAGTGACTTTGGCATGACGATGCGTTCCACCGCCCATCCGCCGGTTCCTCCGAACTCCTGCTTGTAGGTGCCGCACTGGACGTGCCAGCGCTGCTCCACCCAGGCGCGACCGTTCTGATCGACGCGGTAGCAGGAGTGGGCGACGACGCTGCGCTCGTGGTTGTGGCCGTTTACGAGGATGTCGGCGTCTGGAGCGATCGAGGCATAGCGGCCACCGCCCATGGTGCCCTTCGTAACAATGCCACCCCATGCGCCGTGATGGAAGAACAACATGCAGCGCCTGGTCCTGCTATTGCCGTCTTGCGTAAAGCTGAACCTAAGCCAACCCTGATAACCCATGTGCTCGATGTTGCTGCCGGTGTTGCGCATCAGCCTTACAACATTCTCCAGGGGGTCAATCTCCTGGTTGTTGCTTACGGCAGTTTCATGGTTGCCATCGCCTGCCATAAGGATAATGTCTTGCCATGGCTTGAAGAACTCTGCCGCTTCACTGAATACAAGATCAAAGTAGTTGCCGCCTAGGTGTTCAGGGCGAATGTCGCCCTTGCTTGCTCTGCGGTCTTTCTTACCTTGCATCAAACAGAGCACGTCTCCGAACATAAGGACGTGGCCGTTCTGGGCGCGGCATTCATCGAGGTGTTTGCTTAGCAGCTTGCGGTCACACTTCGGGTTGTCTAAGTGGATGTCACTAAGTAGCAGGAATGTCGCTGTTTCGCTAAAGGTTGTGTAGGGGATGCGCAGCTCTAGAAGCTCCGGTGTCTTGCGTATAGATGTGATGTTCACAAGATTGGGTTCCATGTGTACTTAGCCTAAGGGGCGTGGCTTACAAGCATTGCCCAGCCGGTGCCGGGGCCATCAACCTCCCAGCGACGCAACCAGTTTTTACGGCTGTAGGCGATTCCGGCACCTTTGGTGTGGTTGAGGTAGCCGCCGTTCACCATGTCGGCCTCGCCGTTCGGATCGTTGTGGATGTAGGCGCCGCTGGTTGCGCCGATAATCACGCTCCAGTGACCGCCGCCGGTAGGCGCACCGACAGGCCCCTTGTGCAGCCAGCCGACCATCACGGGGCGGCCAGCCTCTAATTCGGTGTCAATTACAGCGGGATTACAGTTCGTGCGCAGCCGCGCGTTAAGTCCCAGCGATTGCATCGCCTTGATCTGCGCTTGCGCGTCGGTGGTATCGCCGTACCTAGCGCGGATCTTGTTGTAAGCATTATCGTTGGCAACTTTGCCGTAGAACCGGCTTACCATGGCAGCGCTGCTGCTGAAGCATTCGCGGTAGCCGGTGCCGCTGGCGTTGTCGTTCTGTGCCTCATAAGGGACGCGCAACAAAATGCCCTGCTGTTGCAGTTGTGGGGTGCCTTTTTGCCACAGTGCCCCTTCGGCCTTACGGCGGCGCAGTAGGCCGGCTTCGACATTCGTACCAGGGTTGCGGTAAAGCAGCAGTGCCGCTGGTACGGCAGTAAAGTCCTTGTCGCGCAGCGCTGCGCTGATGGTGTCGAACCCAGGCTTGCCGTAAAAGTCGGCACCTAAGTTGTAAGCGAAGCTTACAAGTGCGCAGCGCTGCGAATCGTTCAGCGTGGCCCAGCTGGGCACGGTGGAGCGGAGGCGTTCGGCGATGCGGTCCACCTCAAGGCGGAGAAGCATATCGGCTTCGATTACGTTGATCTTGTCGCCGCGTTTTACGGGGTCGCCAGCGCCATAGCGCGTTGTGCCGTAACCGATCGTCCAAGGGTCGCCGCCGCTTAGCGGATCGGGGTAGGCGCTAAGATGGCAGCCTTCAAACTCCTTAATCAAGGAAATTGCATCAGCGAGGTCGGTCTGTTTGCCTGGGACGCTCCAGGTCTTGAACCAGTCTTGGTCTCGGCTTAGGAGTTGGGGAGCGCGTTTGTTTATTGCTGCTTCCAATTCGCTTACGGCGGCCATTTGATGCGGAAGGCCGCGATAGAACTTAAACAGGTCGCTTAGGCGTAATGGGCCGGAAGTCATGGGCGTTGCATGTGTTGAGGAAGCGACTGCCGATAAGCAAAGGCGCCTTTGATCTCAGACCAGATGATGGGGCTGAGCATTGCAGCAACCACTGCGAGGATGATTACTTGCGCCATGCGCGTTTCAAGGCGGCCAACACGAACGCCCAAGCTGCTGCGTTCCCCTTTGTCACTTATGGCGGCGTCGAGCAGCTGCTTGAGTTGGCCCTCCAACACGCCGATGGCGCGGAGGATCTCGCCGTGCGATGGCTCGCCCATTGGATCAGCGCTTACGGGAGGCAATGCCGCGCAGTGCGGCGAGGATCAGCTGAACCCAGCCGTTGGCCTTGACGCCAGGCAGGAGGCTGAGGATCTCGGAGCCGGCCAGCAAGGAGGCCACGATGCCGGTTACTTGCTCAGGAGTAGGGGCGGCCATAAGAGGAGGTGTCGCATAGGCAGCCTAGCCCGCAAGGGTTGCATAGGCAGCGGCTCTGCACAGCGGCGGCGCTGTAGCGCAGCGCTACGGCTTACCTTGGCCGCGCCGCAGCTTTCGGCCGTGGCTGGGCTTGCTGTGCTGGCCCTGACCTTGGCGGGTGAGCTTGGGCTTGCCTGGTACGTGCTCGACGCGAGCGGTGCCGGTCTTGCTTTTGACAGTCATAGATCCAGGGAAAGCGCCTACAGCTTAGGCACTTTGCCCGGAGAGCGCACTAGGGGAAACGTGGACTAGGATCGCACCAGCGCTTCTACCCTTCATGACTGCTTGCAGGTTTTCTACATTGGCTTCTGACATGCTGGAGGCTGCTAGTAATGCCGCTTCCTCGGATGCGGATATGGTGCCCTACCTTGCTATGCGCTTGGCATTAGCAGCGGCGCTGCATGTGCTAGCAGATGGCGTAGCGCCGGAGTTAGAGGATGCAGGCGTAGCGCCGGCTCATGCTTTAGCTGTAGCAGATGAGGCAGTGAAAGAACGACTTAATGCGGATGTAGCTGCATGTAGAGCGCAGCGGGCCGCGACTAGGCAAACATTGATTGCGCTTGCGAATGAGTACACAGAAACGGTCCAGGATAAAGAATAGGGTGCCTGGTTCGCAGCTTAACTAGCCGTGTAGTCGCTAGCCCAGTAGTCTGTGTCAACGTATGGGCCTACCTGATATTG